GATGTCCAGCGGAACGAACGTAGTGCTGGACGTGGGCGTCAGGGTGATGGTGCCACCAGCGAGAAGGGCAATCCTGTCGGTCGTGGTGTCGGAGTCAGTGACCCTGATGCGGTAGATGTTGTCAGCCTCACCAGCCTGCTTGAACAGGAACAGTGCTCCGGTGTTCTTGAACACCGACAGAGTGGTGAGGTTAACCTCGTTGTCCGTGATCCTGAGGCGGTCAACCGTAGGGTTGGCCGAGTCGCCAATGACCGAGGTGGTATTGCTGGCACCGCTGTTGTAGATGGTCACGTTCCGAAGGGTGCCAGTGGCGAATGACAGCGTCTTGTTCGACAGGGTCTGAGTACTGGTCGTGCCGACCAGATCATTGCCTACACCGTTGACTCCGTGAACGTTGTTCGTGGACGCCTCGTGCGTCCTGGAGTCAGTGAAGTCGCGGGCGGAAGAGACGTGACGGACTTCAGCACCAGGGTTGTGAGAGCTGCCAGACGTGCCGTCAACGGCACGGGTCACCGTGAGGCTCAAGCCTGCGACAGCAGTGACATCGACGAGCTCTTCGTTCGCTGCACCGTAGTCGAGGGCCAGTGTGAACGGAGTAGAGCCAGGGAAGCCGGTGGTAGAGGCAACCGTAATGGTGGTGCTCGACGGGGTGATGCCTCCAGTAAGCGTCGTCTGTAGGGCTATAGACGAGTAGAAGCGGGAGTTAGCCACAATCTCTCCTTAGGCGTTGAACGTCTGGTACGACTCGAAGAGACGCTGCATGCGGTCTCGCTCTTCAGCCAAACGCTTGGTGTAAAGCTGGAGGTAGTACTGGGAAGCCTGGGCACCAGCACCAGTAGGAACGAGCGGAGCTCGCTCCGTCGCCTCGATCTGCGACTGCTGGAGGCGTGCCGCCTCGTACGCGGGGAGAAGACGCCAGCAGGCGCCATAGATGATCAGGTCGATAGTTCGCTCGGGCAGGCCGGTTGTGGCCTCATAGGCGTCTGTGTTACTAACAAGAGTGTTAGGCTTCTTGATGTAAGTAACCCGGATGTTACGACCGGGGACGATGAAGTCACGCATGATCTGGAGTGTCTTGCCGGTAGGTGTAGGTGTGGGCTTGACCTGACCAGGCGTAGTAGACGCCTGGGGATTGAATCGCCAAGAGGACAGGGGGAACCATACGGCCGAAGGGCCGATGGTATTGACCGCCACCTTGTACACATCTTCGACTTCCACTGGCAGTGGGTACTCGTAACGTGCTGCGATCTTCGGGAACTCGAACTCGCCGAACACCCACAAGTCTGGGTACACCGCCTGAATGGTGTCGTTGATAGCTTCCTTGACACGAGCCCTAGGGAACATCGGGTCGTCGGTGATCAGGGTGCCAAGGGTGTGAGATGCAGCGACTGTGCCCTCTGCCCCGCGACCGGCGCCTTGAGCGCCGCCTATCACTGTCACCAGACCGGAGGATCGGTCGAACTTCTTGACGAGGATCAGTTCATCGTCAATCTCAACGAGACCCCGAGAGAGGTTAGTAGTCGTCTCGGGGTCTACCTGAAAAGTAACGTCAGTGGCTGTCATCGGCGCAACAAGGTACGAGATGGAAGCCTGATCCCTGGTGTAACCGAGGAGCTGCTGCTTCACTCGGGAGATGAGTTGGTCGAACGTGACAGCCATGGTTCTCCTTAGCCGAAGACGTAGCCGTTCAGGGTTGCGGAGCTGGTGCCGTTAGCACCAGCGGTGAATTCGATCGTGATGTCGTTAGTGGCAGGGGCTTCGCAGAGAACCTCAAAGTAGGCTGACTGGGAAATCGTGGACCCTGCAAGTCCTGCTAGATTGATTCGGCCAATCACGGTGCCCGACGCGGGGACGGACAGGTTTCCGTTGACCGACACTGTCGGGGTAGAAGCCCCGACGCCTGAGACTGTTGCCGACATAGTGAGACTGCCCGTGTACTTGAAGCCAGCGGGCACAGTCACCAGAGTGCCAGTGGCGCTGACCGTGTTGCACTTGATCTGACTCGTGAGTGGGGATCCTGTCATCATGATGAAAACTCCTAGAGTTCGGCCCAAATGAACTGAATATTCCAGAGCTGGTCAATGTCGCCAGCCGGAGTCCTGAATACGATTCCCTGCCCTGGTGCACACACAAACGACCCACCGGGCGGCACTGACGTGTTACCAATGGCGGAGGCACCCGAACCTGCCGTCGTAATGACTGGCGAGAAGCCGATGAGCGGACCGTTGAACAGGGTAGTCGTGGGGTTGCCTGTCCTGACCTCAACTTGCGGGTCAGGCTGCGTGAGGAGGAACCTGTGGACGCTGGAGCCAGCGACGAGAGTTCCTGCGCTCGCTGCGCTGATCCTAGTCACGGTCATGGAGTTGGTTACGGTGGTTGCGCCGCCAGACCAGGAGGTGACAGTGGCCGAGAAGGCCTGCATCGTCTTGGTGCTGGACGCGGGATTGAAGAAGGACACGAAGTTGTTCGCTGCGACCACACCTGGCGTATCCACCAGGGTGTAGAAGTAGAACTGGGTACCAGCCGCCACGGCTGGTATGGAGTTGACTGTTCCGGATACGACGAGAGGATTTGCTGCACTACTTTCGACGGAACCCACTGGATCCCCCTATGTATAAGCAGAGTTATAAGACTCCTAGGTTGACATGACGGTGCAGGTTACGCTACCGCCACCTGCCACGGTTGTGGACACGACGCCACGAACATACCTGAACGCGACGTTGGACAAGCTGAGCTGCTGGTTAACTCCGGTAGCGAGAGCGGCGGACGAAGAGATCTTCACCCAGTTGGTTCCATCCTGACTGACCTGAAGGTCAACGACGCCAGCGGTAACAGTCCCGTTGACCAGAATGAACATGCTGATGCAGTTGACCGCATTACCCCAGTCGACCGTGGTGCCGTTACCTGTGGTCGCCGAGCTCAGGGTGGTGACGGCAGTCACCGACCCGACCCTGATGACATCAATACTGCCTGCCTGGCTTCCGCCAGTTCCGCCACCAGTGTTAGGTATCAGGCCTTCAATCCTGACTACCATTTCAGCCATTGTCGGCCTCCTTGATTGCAGCATCTACCTGATGCTGTTGGGTACCGGCAGGGCTCAAGCCCTGCCGGACTGCTGACTCGTAGCCATTCAGCTCCTTGTCCCACGCCCGCTGCTTCGAGCTGTACCCGTCATTGACGTGAGGAGACACGTTCAAGTTCTTTGCCCTGAGGCATTCACCGTAAGAACGGTGGTCCTTGGTGGGGCAGGAAGATGCACACATCAGGAGTCCTAGTTGTAGAAGCTGAGCACATCCCCAACAGGGATGACCGGCATGGCGTTAGTATTGATCTTGTCGATGATGCTGTTGAAGTCTGTCTGACTGATCGTGGACGTATCCGTGGGTGAGCCAGTACTCACCTTATGGAAGGTGAGTATGAGCCACGTCTGATTAGTCTTGGCCAGATCCAGATCACCGGTAGTGGCTGTCGTCAGGTTGGTTGGAGAGTAACCACCGGAGAAGCTGGAGATGGAGGATATGGATCTCAGCCTGAACGGGTCAGCCGGAGGGAAGGTCTCCTTGGTTTTGCTATTGGTGGTCCTCGCGTACCTGAAGTACTTCTGAACGATGTCGGTAGTACTGAACCCATCACTCGTGGTCCCGTACTGTCCGAGTGGATAGGCCGTGCCATCCCCTCCCCGCCACCCGTCAGAGACGGTGTATCCACGCATGGTGGCCAGGTCTGCATCCAACTGATTAGCAGTGAGGCCGGTGTAGGTGACGCTGTGATCGGCATCAGTGCTTGCGTGAGAGGCTATCTCCCAGCCCATGCGATCCTGTAGGTCGCGCAGCTCCTTCTCGCTCAGACGGCCGCTGGTGCCCACCAGATCCCTGATGGTGTAGATGCTGGCGGGGTAGCCATACAGGTCAAGCCGGGGCTTTCCGTTATCGAAGGCACTCTGCCAGCAGTCGTCGAAGCAGATGCTCACGACGCCATTGGGGAAGGCTGCCGATGCGTCAGAGATGAGCTCCACGCTCTGGTAGTGCGCAGTAACCGGGGCCGTACCATCATCAGTAACCTGAAGCCTTATGTCGGTCAGGCCGGAACGCGTAGGCGTTCCGGAGGTGGTGGCATCATGGAAGTTGAGGGTGACGGTAAGCCACTGTCCAGAGATGATGAAGTTCGACCCGACAGCTCCGCCCTGAATTATCCACTTGTAGTTGTTGGCAAAGGAAGAGGTGCCGAGGAACAGGTTCAGGCCCACCATGTGCGTGATGTCGTCAACCTTCAGGCGAAGTCGTATAACCTTGCCCGTCGTGTCGAAGGCAGATCCAGCAGTCTTGCTTACGTTAGCCGCTGCGCCCGTACCACCAGTGGTGATCTTGCAGGCCTGAGTGCCGAGTATGAAGTCGGTTGTGTCATTGGCCACGAATGTGGATCCAGCGTTGTTCACGAACCCGTGACCACTCTGGAAATTAGTCAGGATAGAGGTGGGCTGCCGCCATTGCGGCAGCCGCCGGATAGGAGGGTTGGTCATTGCTGTTGGATCCACCGCAAACTGTGTGTACGGACCAATGCCGATCATTCCATTGCTTGGAGCTACCATCATCCCCCCTTACATCGGCACGACTCGAACGTGCCACCACATACGGGGCACCTGTTATCGCTCATCGGTGAGCCCAATGACGCCAACCTTCTCCCACGGTACGAGCACAACCTCAGTCTGGGGAGCGACGTGCATGTCCCAGCGGAACTTGATGAACCGGTCGTCATAGTCAAGAACCTCCAGACCAGTAAGGGTCCGTCCGCCAATGTCGACATTGACGATCTTCCCGATCTTAAGCAGACCGGGCTGGTCTGCGATCTTCGGCTTCGGGGGCATGGGCGTTACTCCTAGTCGTGGTACTTCGGTCCGAAGTGCGTGGTATAGATTCCCTGCGCGTGAGAATCATGGCTTGAGCCGAGAGGAGCTTCCTCATGCTTGTCCATGACTCGGAAGAGGCCAGATTCAAGAATGCCCTTCTCGTTGTGCTCGATGTTCGTGGTGCGACCGCCAGGGCCAGCAACGTCCATGGGGTCATAGTCTTCCCGGTCCTCATGGGCGGGCTTGAACAGATCCATGGTGGGTTCGTGCGTAACATCAATCTTCTGGTGAGACATGGTCACTTCCCCTTAGCTGCGTCGCTACGGCCCTTGGCTGACAGCTTGGCCATCTTGGCGGCACCATACTTCTTGCGCCCCACAGCGGCTGCTACAGCAGCCGGATTACGGGCACCTGACTTCTTGGCTGCGGCTTCAACCGCAGCAAACCGACCGCCAGCACCAAGCTTGGCCTTCGGGTTAGGCTTAGCCTTCTTGGCTGCCATTGCTCCTCCTAGGACTGCTCTATCAGCAGCCAGGCAACCGTGCTGGTGTCCGTGCCGCTGGAACTGTTGATGGTAAAGCTGACGCCATTGCTCCTCGCGGAGGACAGATGGCCGACCGTTCCACCGGTCGTCTCGCGGGAGAGGAAGATCCTCGTGTTGGCGGTAACGCTGTTGTTGGTCACGGTCACTGTCCCTGCAGCCAGTGTGGCAACGCCCATTCGGGCGTTGGTTCCCGACTTGATCTGAATGCCGCCACCCAGAGTTCCGAAGTTAAGGCCATCCTTGGCGCCAGAGAACACATTCCACTGGCCTGAAGACTGGCCTGCGTTGCAGGCCAGGTATCCATTGACGGTGGCGTTAGTGTTGACCGTAAGGTTGGTGTTGATTGTGACGTCACCAGTGAAGGTGTCGCCAGACTTCGAAGCCTTGCCTGCGATCTGGGATGTGTTGGTAGCTATGTTCGTAGTGTTCGCCGCGATCCGGGTATCCTGATCGGTGAACGCAGCATTGACGGGAACATCCCAGTTCAGTGTCCCCGCTGGAATCTGTGCGTAAGTCACTTACCCTCCAAAGGGTCCACTGCCGAAGCCTCCGAATCCGAAGCCTCCAGGGCATGGAGTGAAGTTGGCGGAGGTGGCAACACCAGAAGCGATGAGATCATTCTGAACCTCTACCGTTATGTGATGTTCGTAGCCACCCCGGAAGTAGTGAAGGCCAGCCCTGGCGGCTGGATAGAAATCCGTGTCCAGCTCATTAGGGTTAGGCGGAAGGTTCACCGCTCCGATCTCGTTGGTGTACGCGTCGTAGCGAACCTCTTCGTAGACGTGAGGAGACACCTCCACGGTAGAGACTCCCCTGTCCATGCGGAACCGCTCCATCAAGCGGTTCCAGGCGAAAGGAGCCTCCGCAACCGTATTCGTTTTGTAGATCACGCAAGTAGTCACGAAGGCCCCTTTCGGTTAAACGCTAGCGCCGAGCGAGAACCAGTTGGTCCCGTCGGAGTACAGCTCAGTCGAAGCCGGAGTCGCACCGGACGGCAGCGTCACAGACGCTGCACCGTTGATCGTGCCGCTCGCGGCGGAGACGGTGACAGCGTTGGTCGAGCCAGTGCTACGGACGATGTAGTTTCGTCCAGGCTGGACCGAGGAAGCAGCCGGAACGGTGACCGTAAAGGCGCCACCCGCCGGGTTGCAAAGCAGAACATAATCGTTGTTCGTGAGCGTGGTAGCTACAGTCGTGGACCGGATAGTGTATGACGTGTCGTCGAAACCAGACATGGATCCTCCTCAGTTTTCTGTGATGACGATGGAGTATGTTTTACCGTACCTAAAGGGCGCCTCGCCGATAGGCCAGCCAACTGAGCTGTTCGCAATATCGAAGGTCGCTACAACAGCACTGCTGTTACCGCTGGCGTATCCCCTAAGCACTACAGACGTAGAGCTCTGTGACTGCTCATTCTCGGACGACAGGGTGAACTCAGGTGCCACGGTAAAGATGATATCTCCGGAAGCCATTCAATCTCCTTGACTTGAAACAAAGGAGGGGCCCGAAGGCCCCTCCTGATTGTTACGCGTACGGGCGAGCCGAAGAGGTGGTCTGAGCCACGATCATAGACTCGGGACGGTACAGGGACCAGCCAGCAACGCCGTACCAGCCAAGCGGCTGGAAGCGAGTCAGCTTGTCAACGACCGGACCGCGAACCGTGTGGAACTCCTCAGCAACAGCCTCAGCAAGAGCCTGCTGGCCAGTGAAGTACGTGTTGTACACACGGGCCTGGTTGGCGCCAGCGCCAGCACCAGACTGGACGTTCTGCGCACGAGGAGTCTCGATGTAGCAGGCACCCTCGTACTCTCCGATCTCCGCAGCCCAGATGTTGCCAGCAGCAGAGTAGTTGTGCGGGTCACGCCAAGCCGCAGCACCGGTCTCACGGCGCAGGTCGAAGCTGACCTGCGGGTGGATGTACGCAGTGTAGTAGCTGCCCTTGTTCGGGTGAACCTTGTTCGTCCGGAGCTGAGTCGTAGCGAAGCGAGCCATGTTCGAGGAGAAGACAGAGTTACCGTTGTCGGTCGGGCCAGCATTACCGACCGAGGTGAGGGCAACCGGGTTGGTCGGCGTAGATCCGAAGCCGTAGCCGAGGGCACCTGAAGTACCGTCACGGCGAAGGGTCTGCGTGCCACCCGCGAGAACATTCTGAACCAGAAGGTCAACAGAGTCGACCAGGTTCCACGCCACCTGGTTAACCAGACCGGCAGTAACGTCGGTGAAGCTGAACAGGTCAAGCTTGTTCGAAACGAGGATCGCGTTACCGTACTCGTTGAGAGTCACGGAAACAGTGGTCGGGTTACCGGCCGCAACGGCGTCCGGGTCAACCAGTTCGTTAAGCGGCGTAACCTGCTGAACGAGGTCCTGGTAGATCTCGAACGTGACAGACGAGCCGGGCATGGCCTGCTGCACAGGCCGCTTGTCCGCTACCATTCGGAACATGGGCTGAGCACGCAGTGCGAACTCAAGGGCCCGGTCGAAGGCAGTCTGGACAAGGTTGGCCATGGCAGAAGTGCCGGTAAAGGCGTTAGCCATCATTCACTCCTTTAGGAAGTCAGCCCATGCGCTGTGCATTCTGCATTGCAGCGATGAGCTCTGAGAGGTTGTTAGCGCTGCCGACAGCGGCACCAGCAGCTTCCAGGTTCCCCATCGGAACGCCGGTCTGCCCTGCCTCGGTCATACGCTGGTACTGAGCCTGCATGGACGCAGGCAGTGCCGGTTCAACCGGCTGTTCGGCAACGGGCGGGGTTCCGCCCTGGTTGCTACCGAAGACGCCTCGCATGGTGTCAACCCATGCCTTGGCCTTCTCCGGATCTGCGGGCCCCTGGTACACATCCTGTGCACCGGGAACGCCCAGGGACTCAAAGACAGTGGCCATCTTCGACTTAGTCTGCTCTTCCAGGAAGCTCGTCAGCTTCGAGTTGAGCTCATCGTTCTGTCGCTTCATAGCCTCGTACGCCTGGCGGAGAGCCTTCGGCCCTGACAGTTCGGTGTTGTCGCCAGTCTCCGTAGCGTCGTTCTCTTCGTAACCCCACTGGTTCATTCGAACCCTCCCTAAGGTGTGCATGCCAAACATCCCGGGCTGGGGAGCCCGGGTGCCGCTCATGCTGATTAAGTGAATGCCGGTCTTCTACTGACATGGGGCCGGTCGATCCATGTCGAGTGGGCGGGCAGGAATCGAACCTGCCCTAGCTCCCTACTGAGCTCCGCCCTGCTGGCCAAGGCCAGCTCTTGCACCGCCGGTGGCGCCACTGAAGGCGCCACGCTCCTGCGAGAGGAGCTTGCCCTTCTTGGCTGTTGCTCCAGCCTCTCCCTCGAACACCGACTGCTCGGCAGTCCTCTGAGTCCACTGGTCACCGTAGATCTGACCCAGAGTCTTGAGCGTATCCATCTCCCCCGCAATCTGCTGATAGCCAGCCTGGGCTTGCTGCTGAGATATGCCAGCAGTGGCAAGCTGTTCAGAGTAAGACTGATCGAAAGCCAGACCCTGATGCAGTGCCTCTGCTCCGATCGCCGCTGTAGCGGCGCTCTTCTGGAGGTGAGGCAACGCCTTGTTCGGATCAAGGAAATAAGCAGTCATGTCGCTGTCAGAGATGCCCATCTGGTTCAGGGCCTTGCGATAGTCAGGGTTTGCAAGCGTGGTCGCTTGCGTTGCCAGATCTACGCGGGACTGAATCTCCGAGGGACTGATGTTCTTGCCGATGAAGTCCACGAAGTCAGAGTGCTGATCGTAGAAACCGGCAGGCAGCCCAGCCTGTCGCATGATCTGCTCGTAGCTAGCTTCAGTGGCAAGATACTCTGCGGGGGAAAGGACGGGCAGGCCCATCTTCTTGCGCTCTTCATTCCCCGCAAACCTCTGCTTGTACTCCGGGGTGTCCTGAAGCAGGATCGAGATCGTGTCGCCAGAGTATCCATTCTTGACGTAGTCGAAGATCTTCCCGGCGAGCGAACTCAGGCCATACGACTTGAACAGGGCACTGATTGCCGTAAAGGCATCCCTGTCTGCTCCCTTGAGGAGCTTCTCGTACTGTCCCGTACTGGTGTAGTACTTGGTAGTGAGGTCAGACTTGCGCTTGTCGATGCTGGTTATCTGCCCAGTCAGTGACTTCTGCTGAGCCTGGAGCATCTTGAGCCGCTGCTGGCTCCCCTTGTCCTTGCGCCCCTGAAGGACCTTGATCTGAGCCTGCATAAGGTTGAGCTGCCTTGATGTCTGCTGTCGCTGACGGTCCATCTGCTGAGTCTGCCACTTGTACTCAGCCTCAGTGATGGTCACAGGCATCTTGGCGGTCCTGCTAGCCCGACTCATTGGTGAGTCGCTGGGCCCCCACCGCTTCGCGGCTTCCCTTGCTCTCTCTACTGGTGTCGCCATGTCTCTCCTTAGAACTTAAGGCCGAAGTCTGACAGCACCTGATGGGCTACCTGCATAATGCTGTTCTGGGCATTCTGTGTCTTACGCCAGCGAGGATCATTTCTCAGATCATTCTCGAACTGCCAAAGCGGGGTGGTGGAGATCTTCCCCCCAGGATCCTTGGAACCCTGAAGGGCCTTCTTGATCGTCGGATTGAACAGGTTGACGCTGCCCCCGGGCAGCTCTAGGATCTGCGCCATCGATTGCATGTACGGAGAAGCGATGTCAGCCACAGTCTGGCCACCCTCGATCTGCTTCGAGTACTGGGGGAACATCGCCTTAGCCTTCTTCTGCAACTCGCTCTTGTAGTCCTGAGAAGTAGCAATGCCACGCACAACATTACGAGACTTATCTGCATACCAGTCACCAGACATGGTGACACCCATGGAGTATGCGTACTGGTGAAGCTCATCCCAGACTTCCCCGCCCTGACCCTGATGCTTGTCTCCCGCGAAGTACACGTACTGACCAAGAAAGTAACGAGCCTGAGACTCATCCCACCCCTTGGCCACCATGTTGTAAGCGGCCTGGTCCATCTTCTTGCGGGTGAACGCAGACTCGACGATGCCGAGCTGGTTGCCCATCTGCCTCATCTTGATCTTAGCCTGATCAAGCTCCTGCTTGGCTGTGGCTGGATCGGTGTACTTCTTAGTCAGATAGTCTTTCTCGGTCTGACTGTGAGTCTTCCACCAGGTAGTTCCCTGAAGCTCCGCCTGGAACTTGGCTGGAGTCCAGCCCCCAGAGACGGCATTCTTGAAGAGCTTCTTCAGCTCGGGGTTAGCATTAAGGAAGTCGGAGGTAAATCCGTAACTGGCAGCCAGCTCCTTGTCACTCAGCTTGGGCTGAGTGGTCTGAAAGCCTCCATCGCTCGAAGTGTTAGTGATATCGGCTCCAGAGCCACCGTAGTACTGCTGATAGGCGCCACTGTTGTACGTGGACCAGGGGCCCCAGTGGGCCCCTCCTCCCGACATCTTGTACGCCACCCTGGCGTTAGTCAGGGGATCGAACAGATCGTCATTGCTGGACAGTCCGTACTGACGCCTGCGCTCGGGGCCCATGCCTCCGAGCATGTTGATCTGGAACAGGCCGTAGGAGTTGTCTCCGGTACTGGCGTTCGTGTTGTGGGCTGATGCATTGCCTGACGACTCAGCCATGGCGATGGCGTAAGCCATCTTCAGGCCGTTGCCAGTAAATCCAGCCTGACGAAGGATGCTCATAAGATCCATGACTTCTCCTTACGCCATCAGGCCCATATCCTTGAGCACCTTTACTCCGCTGTTCATTACCTGATCCTGCGCTGCCTGCGTCTTACGCCAGCGAGGATCGTTCTTCAGCGATGCCTCGAAGTCTGTGAGGGACATACCTGTAGGCTTGCCCTGAGGGTCGAGCCCATTAAGGGCTCGCCTGATCGTAGGATCCTTCAGATTGATCGATGTGTACGGAAGTTCCAGATCCTTGGACATCTGCTGGATGTACGGGGAGGCGATGTCCATCATGGTATCGCCGCCCTTGAGCTGTTCCGAGTAGGCGGGATACATCCCCATGGCCTGTTCGGTGATCTGATCCTTGAAGTCCTGGGGAGTGGCGAGCTTTCTGGCAATAAGTTGAGCCTGGTTCTTGATGGACTGTTTATCCATGTCGATACCCTGGTTGTACGCGAACTGTCTGATGTCATGCTCGTACTGACCGGCAGCGCCCGTAAGGGTGCTGCCGTTGTCCTGGAACTTGATGTACCGACCCAGCGTGTCCCGGATAAGATCCTCATCCATGTTGGTGGTGAGGGCTTTCTCCGCTATGCTCCGAAGCTTATTGTGCGGGATAGAGGCACCCATCTCCCCAGCGAGCTGCTGGATCTGAACGGTGATCGCATCCATCTTCGCGTTGTACGTGGCAGGGTCTGTAGCCTTCTCCATTTGCGCCTGCTTCATGGAGGTCGAGTTCTCTTTCCACCACTTCGTGTCTCCGAGGTGAGCTTGGAACTGGGCTGGGGTCCAGCCGTTCTCAACCGCCTGAGAGAAAACTCCACGAAGCTCCTTGTTGGAGTTCAAGAAGCTGTACGCCCACCCGTACTCAGCAGCCAGCTCCTCAGGAGATAGCTGTTTGGTATCGGTGGGATTCCAGTCGCCAGCGCTGCCACCACCCTGGACACCGGCGGACCTTCGTCCGCCCATGAATGTTCCCTGGTAGTAGCCGCCTGTCATGTCAGTAACCTCCACGCCCTTGCCGGGGCGTGGGGCATGGATCATCTTGCCGTTACCGATATAGATGCCGACATGGTCAGCGCCCTTATGGCTGGGATCAGTGTCGAAGAAGACAAGGTCGCCAGCCTGAAGCTGGTCCATTCCGACGCCCTTGCCTTCACCGATCTGTGAGTAGGTGGTGCGGCTGAGGTTGATGCCGAAGTGCTTGTACACCTGCTGCACAAACCCGGAGCAGTCAACTCCAGAGGTGAGGTTGGTGCCTCCCCACTGGTAGGGCGTCCCTATCCACTGCTGAGCCCAGGACGCAATGTCCGCTCCGTTAGCTGCCATTATCCACCCCTGATCTTCTGCATCAGTGCATCCATGTAAGTGGTCGCTGCCTGATAGGCGCCGTACTCGGGATCTGCCTTGGCTGCCTCTAGCGCCATCTGCTGGCGAGTCCCTTCCTTGACGCCACCCTTGGTGGTTGTCGTCTGGCTCTGAAGCTCAGAACCCTTATAGGAACTCGTTGTGGTGGCAACAGTCGGATTGGCCTTCTCGTACGCATTAAGAGACGTCTGGAAGCTGGATACTTCCTTCTTCGTTGGATCCCTGCCCAGGAGCTGCTGTGCTGCCTGGTAGAAGATGGCCTGAGCGTCAGCCCTAGTGGACAGGTCGTACGCAGTCTGCGTCTGCGTAACAGTGCGGGGAGTCATGGCTGCGGCCTGAGTCGACTCCCTCTGCATACGATCCTTGGCGAGAATATCCCAAGGCGAGATGTTCGTCTTGCCCGCACCATAGTAAGAGGCGGCCTGCTTGACGTAGTTACCCCATAGGTCAGCGAGATTACTATCACTCAGGCGGGTAACATCAACGCCTGCCAGCCCGAGCTGAGTCAGGAACTTATCCTTCGTCTTGGAGTCGAACTGGTAGTAGAGACCGCTGGCAGCGCTGACGGTGCTCAGATTACTCACGCCAGCCTGGCCATGCCGCCTGAGGTTGTCGTAGTAATCCTGAGTGCCGGGAGTGTACTTAGGCCCCAGGTAGACGGTTCCACCAGTTCCGCCAACAACACCGGCAAGCCCAGCAGCGGGGGCTGCGCCCCCGCCACTGTTCATCCTGTTGACGGCTGAGTTAAAGCTGCTGTTCTCCTGCTGCTGCTGACGCTGCTGGGTAGGCGACTGGCCGCCCATTCCTCCCCCACCGCCGGAGCCAAAGCCTCCACCAGCGCCACCGCTACTAGTATCCTGTGGCATTCTGATCCTCCGCCGTGTTGTTCAGAACATCCATGAAGTCCTGGGCGGACTTGCCGACCAGGCTGTTGTTCTGTGAGTCCATTTCATGCTGCTTGTCCTTGCTGATCTGGACATCCTTGTTGAATCCCATGTCGGTAGCGAAGTACCTGGAGTGAATCCAGGAGAACTTCGTGTCCGCCTCGATGAGCTTCGTGGTGAACTCGTCCCACTGGGACTTCAGGTCAGCGTTAGAAGCTGCGGTCGGATCGTTAGATCCGCCGTAGATCTTCCGAGTTTCCAGTGCAGTCTGCATCATCTTGCGCTGTTGAAGATAGGTGCGCAGGGTGAAGATGTCAGACCTGATGCCCACGGTGCCGTCAGGGTTGACGGCCTTAGACCACAGCTCTGGGTCATCTACAGCATTCTGGAGGTCGAACGCTGTTCGATCGTACTTGCCCTTATCAAGCGAGCTCCACTGCTTCTCCCACTGCTCGTTGTAGTAGGGATTCTTGGAGCCATCGGGGAAATACTGCTTGGTCAGGGTGTCTATCATGGACGTCTTCTGATTCTTCAGGTCAGCCGCCCGGGAGTCATCGAAAGACTTCAGACCACGGTCGAAGAGCTGAGAATACAGGTTGTCCATGTACGAGCGGAACTGCTGCCACCCCCGCGACACCTGAGCCTGATCGAATGCCTCACGTGCAGACATCTTCGTTCGGTCCGTCATGTTGGACGCCACGTCCGTAGAGTGCGTCCTCTGGTAGTAGTACGCACCCTGAGAGTAGGCTCCATCACCTTCAGAGCCAACAACGAGACCGGCATACTCGGGACCCAGCTTCTCAATCAGGTCCTGGTAATGCTTGCTCATCTTCACACTCTCCGCCGTGGGGCGGAGACCTGTGTTGTTCTTCGACATGGACTGGGTGAACATGTAGAACGAGTCGCCGTACTTGTCATAGAACTTCTCGTCAGCAGTCTTCGGATCAAGTTTCTGCATCCGGTTGTACTCGTCCCGGAAGTACTGGTACGGATCCTGGGCATTCACCGAGAACGGCAGCCCAAAGGCTGCCGCTGTGCGGAAGATGGTCCATCGGTCAGCACGGTCCTTCAGCTCACCCCAGGTGGGCTGAGTCTTCCTGAGTCCAGCGTGCCACTTGTAATCCTCGACCTGCATCATGTAGAACAACGCTCGTTGCTTAGCATCGCCCATGTCGTCAGTGGAGTCGCCTAGCCTCTTTCCCGTGGTGGGGTTAACAAAGTTGGTCCACGAATCCTGCGGGCCGAAGGGAAGAACACCCATCTTCTGTGCCCAGTCAGAGAACTTGGGATCCTCCTTGGCGAAGTGGTTGGCTGCGATCTGCACCATAGGCCCTGCCCCTACGGGCAGTGCCCCATCTCCGGTATTGAGGACGATGTTCAGGCTGGACATGGGAAGTACCAGACTGGCGTCGTGATCAAGACCAGTAGCCTTCTTGAACGCAGCACCACCAAGGTAGTCGGGGATCTGGATGAGGATCTTCCGGTCCGAGAACTTGGTGAGCCTGCGCTGACCCGTAGTCGGGTCAGTTGAGTATCCAGCAGCATCGACAGGGTTACCGTTTGAGTCAACCGTTAGACCAGCTCTCGCGGGAGCAGAGTACACCTGACCCACGTGGGCCAGGACGTCAGGCTTGTCACTGATGATCCGAGCCCAGCGGTTCCAGGATTCCTGAGTCGCACCAAAGAATGCTCCGAAGTGACGCATGGCGTACGCCATCTTCGTCTCATGATCCATGGTGAAGGTGTACTTCTTGACCTCCTGAAGGGCCTTGCGTCTGGCCACATTCTCAAGCTGAGCACGCTCGGCCTCAGTGATGGCGGTACGGCCCTGGCGCTCAATGATGCTGTAGCTGTCAGCCAAGTGGTTCTTGTACACCTGACCGAAGAGAGGATTCCTCAGCAGCTTCGTTGCAGGCATCTCAGAGGACAGTCGGTAGAAGCCGCCGATAGCCTTGTCCATGAGCTGGGAGATCTCGGACTGACCACTCGCATACGCCCAACGCTCCGCGTTGACCATGGGGCGGGCGGAAACAGGGATAGCCTCAAGCATCTCCTTGGTTAGCTTGCCCTGAAGAACGGCCTTCCTAATCTCCTCCATGCCGGGCATGGCGGGGCTGAGCATGTAATCGACTTCGCCGTTGACTCGACGAGCAAGCTCCATGTTATCTACATACTTAAGGCCGATCTGATCACGATAGCTACGGCCTTCAGGAGTGCTCCTCATCCAGTTGGCAAGTTCTTGATCAGTCTTGCCCGTGAGGGCCTGTCGGCCTACAGCCGAGTGCCCGATCTGGTCATTGACATGACGGATCCACGCTTCCATGTGCTCATCTGCACCAGCACTTTCAGGGGTGATGTTCTCCCACTGCTTGCGCCTCATACGCTTGAGATACCAATCGGCGGAAGATCCCATGAGGTTGGCGAAGTTACGGTCACCAGAAACCAAGTCCTGGAACAACTCGCCCTGCTTGCCCGCGAAGGCACCAGCAGAGATCTGCCTGCCGATCTTCACATCTCTAGTCTGGGCGCCAGTAGCGACCAGCTTGCTCATGTCAGCGTGAGTAGCCTTGGTCTTGGCGATCTCATTGGTGACGTCATCAAGGAGCTGCTGAGCGGTCTGGACATCCTGGGGCTTATTGAGTGCCTGGGCTCGCCTGAGCTCGCTCATGGCTGCCGATTGCTCACGTCCAAGGTTGTCAAGATGTTCAGCGAGAAACGCCTGCTGAGTCCTGGCCGAGGCGACTCGGTCCGACATTCTAGCCCCGTTGAAGAAGTCTTCCATGGCAACCTTGCCACCCTGGATGGTGCGAGCAGCCATGGCCATGGGGCCGAACCTGGCGACCTGGCCAAGGAAGTCATCAGCGAGAGCGCGAGGTCCATAGCCGAGTCGGAAGAGCTGAGCGAACTTCCACATGGAGTTGAGTGTGTCAGCAACCCCTACGGTCCTGGTCCATGCGTCACCGACGCGAGCCTTTGCCTTCATCCAGTTGGATCCATGCGCCTTGAGTGCATCCTCGAACACGTCGAAGTTCATCAGCGCATGAGAGTTGGCAAGCTGTGTCTCAAAGATCGGAGACACCAGGGTACGAGAGCCATCAACATCGAAGGAGTTTACCCGGATCTTCATGCCGGGGTTGTTCGGATTGTCGATCTCGGCAGCGCCATAGCTTCTGCCGTTCTCGGCCGCAGCGACCTGAGCACCCCTGCGCCGGTTGACGTACTCCTTGTACAGGTCGGTAGCAAGCTCAGGGCTCAGGTGGTCTGCCGGGTCGGGCAGTTTGGCGTTATGCCTGTCCACCATGCCCTGAACGATGTCGTGCTCCATGTCCATCAGCATCTGGCTGCGCTCATTGATGGGCGTAGCGATGTAGCTGGATACATAAGCATCTCGTCGAGCACGAGAGATACCAGAGTCCTGAAGCGAGGCGTTGAGCTGACGGTAGCCATCCTCCGCATTGACGTCAATGAAGTGCGTAGGCCTGATGTCGTTATACGAGCGGACCACCTTGATGGGTGCGCCAACACTGGCGTTGTACGCCAGGTTGACGGTTCCCTTGACGATGCCCAGGCCGGTGACGGGACGGAGCTTGCCATCCGTAGCCTGGAGAGCCCCACGGATCTTGAGTCCGAGCGGAGTGGTGACACTGTTGAAGTTCATGTTGTCGATAGTGCGCCAAGCTGAAAGCTTGTCGCTGACCACTCGACTCTCGTTCTCCAGCCGCTGGATATAAGCGCTCTCGTCATCAAGAGCCTGCTTGATCCGCTGACCCCGAAGGCTCATCTTCTCCACGTCGGACAGGCCATCGTAGTAGGCGCCATGAGCAACCTTCTGACGCTCAAGAATCCGGACCTGGTCGCCGATCTTGGCATTGCGGATCTCCATGGCGGTCTTGACGCCCTCGTCGCCCATGCCCACTCGAAGGACGTCGGAGATCTCGTCCTTGCTGCGCGTCTGCGCAAGCAGACGGGCAAGAGGGTCGCCATTAGCCGAGTCCCGAATGGTCGGGAAGTCCCGACGGAGCACTAGGGCGGCGCTGTCGGGGTGAGACTTATTGATGACGTCTACGGTGTCCACCATGTTCTGAAAGGTGGATCCATCGAACATCTTGTCCATGGCCTCCTGGCCGGACGGGATTGGCCGTCCGGTGATCTTACGAAGACCCTTTCCAAGAAGGCTAGGCTCTGCCGTAATCTCAGCTACGGGCCTGGTGTACTTGGCGGCCTTAAGGGCACCAAGGCCCTTGCCCGTCAAGACCATGGGATCCGCATACCAGGAGACAGCGAAGTCAGTGGCGCCGGTGACGTACTTGGATGCGCCGGATCCGAAATACTCGTCCGAACGGGTCCTCGTGCCGAACGGGTCATCGGGTGTCGGCTTGTCGTGATACATGCCCTGACGGGCAAGCGCAGAGTCCTGGGTCATCTGGAGCGGGCTGATGCCCCGCTCCTTGAGTTCCTTGTTGTTCAGACCAAGTTCCCAGACAGCCTGACCCGGAGAGATGTGGTGAGCATAGTTCCAGTAGTCCTTCATGGCGTCCCACTCGCCATCTTCACCTATATAGTCAGGTCGACCATAGGCGATGCTGTGGAGCGCCATGACGCCCGCAGATACGGCGGGAGCGACTGTGGCCGAGTAGAGCTGATAGATCTTGGAGCCAACCCACTCGATCGGCTTGAAGATCGGCGAGTCAAGGAACGAGCCGCCCTGCTCATTCTCTGCCCGCTGCTGAGCCAGCGCATTCAACTGCGACTGGGTCAGCTTGGACTGGGGATTGGACATGTCAACGCCAAGGCTGTTCCAGTAGTCAGCAAGCTGATACTGAACATTCTTGGGGAGCTGGTCAATCGTGTGGTCACCACTCAGGACACCATCAGAGATGATCTGAAGATCCTTCTGGTTCGTACCTCCAGGCATGTCACACTCCCAGTTGCTGTATCGGTGTCACCCCGGAATCGTCGTAGGGACTGATGCCGGTATTCAGGATGCTTTTAGCCATGTCGTTGGCCTGACTCCGGCTGATGCCGGAGCGGGCTATGTCGATGCCAGTTCGAGGGGCATCCTGAAACGTGAGAGCCAGAGCCCCCATATCGTCAAACCACTGACCACCGTATGTGTAGTCAGGCTGCTCGGTCTCCCAGTCCCTCATTGCATCGACTTCGCTTTCCGCACAATGTTCCTCATGGCCCAAGAGGCTCCTGGCTGGTTAGCCATGAACTCAAGGACAGGCATATAGGGAAGCAGGGACTGGAGGTCTTCCTGGCTCTGGTCGCCGAGCCCCAGAATGCTGGAGTCTGCACCGGGGCCAGCGTCAGCCCCGTCAGTGACTGGTGTATTCGGGTGCTGAGTTGGATGATCCAGGCCGACAACATTGTCGGCAGGATTGCCGAACAGGTCAGCGAAGTTCATGCCCTTGACGTTGACGTCCTGCTTGGCCATGGGAGCACCCGCCTGCTGTGCCTGATAGGCGGCCTGCTCACCATAGCCAGCGTTGGGGAGATCCCTATTCGCCTCGCTAACGGCTTTGTCTGTGCGCTCCGAGAACTTGCCCGGACCGGGGACCGGAGTACCCATGGAACCTCCCTAATACCTATCGGGGCATGTGCTTGTCGGTGCCGCGAGTCAGATTGAACGGCTCGAACTCGCCACCAACGACAGGGCCATGAGTCTTCCAGTCAGTACCCGGAGTGAGTTCGATGCCCTGGTAGCGGACCTCGCCGATGTTCTCGTCCTGCACGCTGTACGACAACTCGGGCGGAGTCATCGCCATCCCCTTAAGGGATTCGAAGACGCCATCGGGAGTGTGGTCTCCAGCGAAGAGCTCGCCCTTGAGTTCGCCCTCGACGGGTGAGGAAGAATCGACCTGGTGGTATGCGCCATTGCCGGTGATGGAAGCAACGCCATCTGAAGAATAAGTCATGTCTGACCTCCTGAAGGTTTAGCCTATGGGGCTTTGTCGTCTAGTCTGCACGCTGGCAGTTGCCTTACCGCCTGACGTAAGTCCCGCCAGGAGTCTTTGCATGTCCATCCCGCCCTGCTGCTGTGCCGGGCCCATGCCGGGCCCTGGAGGAGCTGTGCCAGCGGCTGGCCCCTGAGGGCCACCGCCACCCTGTAGAGCCGCCAGAGGGCTCTGCTGCTCCTCTGTGGGCGGAGGCGGAGTGAACACCTTCTGCATGGCCTCATGAATAGGCATGCCCTTCTCCCGCAGCTCCATGATCCTGGAGAGGTTAGCCAGGGCCTGTGTCGGATCTGCTCCGGTCTGCTGAGCCATTGGAAGGATGGCCTGCGCATAACCCATGATTCCCTGCTTAGCGGCGTCGGTAAGCTGCTCTAGATCGATCTGTGCCTGCATCTGGACTACATCGATGCCCATGGGAAGCTGTCGCTGGAAGAAGTCGCGGGAGATGAGCTGATCTCCTCGAAGCTGGAGAAGCCCAACGATCGCTCTCGCAGGATCCTGGCCAGCCGCGAAGCCGTACGTAACATCAACAGTGAAGTCACCATTGATGTCCTTAGATGGGATGTATGTCTCCTCAAAAGGACTCCCCTGGGAAGTGCCACGGATTGTCTTCTTCTCGTCGGGCCACAACTTCTGGTCCATCTCGAAGCACAGCATCAGCGCTCTGCGGAGCGTCTCTCCGATGACGGTCTGTCCAGTAGAGATGACAGTGTTGAATCCACCCATCAGGGCTTGTACGCCCTTGCCAGTGATGATGCTGGCGTCCAGGTTTCCGCTACGAACTTCGGGGCTGCGCGTTCCAACGCGCAGTTCCTGTTCCAGCATGGCACCTTCCTGGAAGGCTGCCTGCGGCACATCAATCCCCACTCGCCTGATCTTGTCAGGATTGTCGGTCCTGATAATGGCGTCGTCTCCGAAGGTCATCTTCTGGACATCACGCGGTACAGCGAGCGGGGCGCGCACTGTCTTCTCTGTAGCTTCAAGCCCGAGAAGAGCCATGCGCGACTTGGCGAGCTGAACCCAGATGGCGTCATCGAATGCGCCACGAATCTCGTTATCGTAACCGGGTCGCCTGCCAATGGAAACATAGATCTTGCCAAGAGGGTTCGGCATCTGATCGACAAGCTGATTGCCGTGCTGGGGCAGGTACATCACGATCTGCTCGTCGTCCATGTACTTAACGACTTCGATCTCCCGCTCAGCCCAGCCAGCCTGGGCTATCTGCCCAGGCCCATTGCTTTGCAGCACGCGGAGCAGGTGAGGGAACTTGGAGACCAGGTGGATGGCCTCTTCCCGCCACACTTTGGAGAAGCTCTTCAGGCGTCCGAAGAGGTCGAACTCTGGGTACACACCCATCGGGTTCTCGGCGCGGATATGGGGACGCTTCTCCTCGAAGTCTGCCTCGATCACATACACGGCCATGCCGTACGTGGTGTAGTGATCTGCCAGAGTGACCTGCTTGCCAGCATTCAGGCCGGACGCCTGAATGTAGTAGTTGGCAACCTTAGTCTTCTTGGATGAGAACTTCTTGGCCTTGTCGGTCGTGGTGATGCCGGTTGAGCAGTTGATGCTGGGCATGGTGCCCATGACTTCCGCGATGTCGCGGGCGGAAGTGTCAATCAGGTTGGCCACGATCGGCTTGGGCCATGCGTCAGGCATGGATCCAGGGATGACGGTATCAACGTCACCGGACCGTACATCGTGCACATCGCGATGCCTTTGGTCACGATCGGCAGCAGCACGGCGAAGGGCTTCTACTTTGCTAAACAGGTTGTCAAGAGAGCTCGCCATGTCACCTCCTCAGATTAGGACCACAACTCCAGGATGTGGCCGAAGAACCAGACGCTGAACGCTATCCACACAATGCCGAAGATGTTCTTGCCCAGCTTGGTGCGAGTGAAGAACAACTTGCGCACATTGTCAGTGAACGTGCCATCCCATCGTCGGTTGGCAATAGCGGTCCCTTCGGTGGCGGCGAACGTCACCGTAAGGGCTACCCATGTCCACGAGTAGGCGTTCACTTCGGAACCGCTACCTTCAGCATCTTCCAGGTCAGTGGACCTGGAATGCCGTCCGCGTTGCCAGCGAGCTCAGCATGCTGACGCTGGAACCAGGCCACAGCCTTCTTGTCTGTCGCCGTGAATACCGGGCCAGGACCGAACGTGTAGCCCTTCCAGCCTTCCCGCACCAGGGCCTTACCCATCGCTGTAATGAGGTTTGATGTGCGGCCGATACGGAAGAACGACGCGCCCGGGAAGGGCGCGTACACCGGAACGGGCTTCGGTGCAGCCTTGACGAAGTCAGGCCACGAGCCGGGATCCTGGTGGGTATTCTCGGGAACCTGGGAGTGGCCGTACCAGCCACCCTGCGTCTCCCAGACAGCCTCATTGCGGTGAGGCGTGAAGTCGACAGGCTTGCCCATCGGCCACCCCTCCAGAACGTCCCAGGACTTGACCCAGGCGCTCAGCTCATCCCAGCCCTTGCAGGGCGTGTCAGTGAGCTTGGCGTACACCTTGCCATCGACTCGGCAGTACGGGAAGAACAGTGCCTCGATCTGGATGACCACCTTGCCCGCACGGTTGGTGCGGGTTCCACCCGCGAGGTCAACTACAGACTTGCTTCGCGAATCTGCGGGGAAGAACTGGGCGAACCGGCCGGTGAAGGGATCCCAGAGGATATGTGGCGCCACACCGGCGCCACTCCCTGAGAAGTAGGCCTTCAGGTTCTCGAATGGAACCAGGTCCTTGGGATCGCTCAGGCTGGCATTCTTGTCCCAGGTGATGTGGGCGATGGCCTTGGCCGGATACTGTGAGTCTGTCGGTGCATGGTCTCCGACGTCGCACCTCTCTGCCCCGGGAAGCCAGTAGTCAGTCACGTGATACTCCAAGGTGGTCTGCGATCCGCTCGACGAGCAGATTGGTTTCTGTGTCTTCAAGGAAGTCCTTGTGCAGGATCTGCCGGTCCATCTCCGCAGTACGGTTCTGGGACATCATGATGATCGGGCCAGTAAAGGCAGCTTCTGCTGACATGAACAGGTTAGCCAGAACGAACGGATACGAATCCCAATGCGTGAACCAAGCCACCGTGTTCAACATGAACCAGGCAGCAAGGAAGAGCGCTTGGCCGATTACGAAGGACCAGGAACCTACGATTGCTGCGAGCCGGTCCGCGGCTCGCTGTCCGATGCTCAACTGCTCCACCATTCCCCTGATCCTCCCACCATGGACGCCTGACTCAGGTAGTCAAGATCGATGGTGACTCGCTTGGACTTGTCTCTCTCGGACTGGTACTCATTCTCGATGTGGAACACAGACTCCACATCGTTGACAAGCTCTCGCGCTCTAGTCTCCGCGAACCACAAGGCCATGACAGTATCCTGCTTGGCCTTGGTCTGAGGGAACCAAGTGGTGAGCTGTTCCACGAGAGCCTTGATGCCCTCGTTCTGTGAGCGGGAGGGGAGCCGGATGAGGCCCCTGCCTTCCTTGGCTCCGTCAAAGAGCATGCTCATGGATGCGACGCCGAAGTCGGCGTCGTTCTTGTTGCTGCCAGTGAAGTGTTCCTTCAGGATCGTGCCACGGCTGCCGAGGAAGTTTCTCAGGTCACGGTTCTGTGTGACCATCAGGTTCATCGCGTTCTTCTCGATGACCCACTCGTGCATGTGGTACTTCACTGTCCAGTCTTTGATTTTGTTGAAGAGGTCGTCTGGCTTCTGGTTTCCGGCGGTCCATACGTCCAGTACGTACCGCACTCCAGACATTCGATCAACGCCGAGGACCAGGGCTGCCGCGTACCCTGTGATAGCAGGGTCAAAGCCCCCCACGACATATAGGCCATCCATTCCGTGAGGACGGTGTCCGGGTGCTCCTGAGGACATGAGTCCGGCTGCCCGCATTCCGTCAATCGATGCAGCAACCTTGTCTGCCGGGAAGATCGCATCCTCAACCACCTGCTCCTGCTGGTAGACCATCTTCCAGTTCTGCGGAGAGCTGGTGGCTCTCCGCCTGGCTAGCGACTTTCCTGAGTGCCAGGGATAGAGACCTTCCGCGTTTGCTTCCACCAGCTTTCTTGCTCCAAGCGACACTGGGGGGCGGTTGGTCCAGGGCGCGAGAACCATCCAGTCATCAGGGTTCTCGGCGAACTCAAGAACAGCAGGTTGGGTGAGGTAAGTCCAGGGAGATTCCTCGTCTTGTCCGTACCACTCAGGCTTCTGGATTTCGGAGTAGAGCTCAACGGGGGCAAGTCGTGTTCCGACAAGGAGAAGAGTTCCGCCAGGGTAGGAGAGCCGGTTGATGACTTCTCGCTGGATCCAGTCGATCTGCTTCTCGAACTCATGGGCGTTCTTTCCTGTCACGGTGTCGTCGAGGATGATCAGGTCAGCACGGTTACCGTAGATCTGCCCGTTCATGCCGAGAGCCTGAACAGTAGGCGTAGGCTCACCGGAGTCACGGGCTTCAGCGTTCACGTAGATCGAGTCAGCCGTCCAGCTAGCACTGTTGGCATCGAAGCCACCTTCAGGAGCAAAGTCGATCTGAAGTTGACGGTAGGCCTGGTTCGCTCCAGCGAGGCGATCCTTAATCGCCCTGAGGAACCTCTTCGCCATCTCCTGAGTCTGGGAGACGATGATGATGCGGATGTTCGGATCCTGGCAGATCCTCCATGTCGTGTAGTTCACAGTGATCGTCGTGGACTTGGCGTGCTCCGGAGGGGTGTTCACGATGATCATGCCAGGATCTCCCGGCTTGTAGATCTGGTTCTCGTGGAGGTCTCTAGGTCGACGTCCCTCAAGGACGTCGTACCACTGAAGCTGATGCCAGAACAGTGTGGTGTCCAAGTACTTCTTACAGAACTCAGGGAAGTCAGGCATGTTCTTGCGGATCGCCTCAGATCCACCAGTAGCTATCAGCCTGAGTCGGTCGTAAGCAGCCCTGAAGTCTCCATCGGACTTGCGGTAGTAGGTGACGTTCTGTTCGGTGATGTCCATGTCACGACAGGCCTGAGCTACGCTCTGGCCCTTCTGCATGTACTTGAGGATCGTCTCCTTCTTCTTCGCTGTCGACAGGTTCGTCTTAGGGCCTCGCTTCCGGGCGAGGCTCCCATCAGTGTTCTGCTTGTACTGACGACCTTCTTCATCCACGTAAATTTTTGCCACGATCGTTGTGCCCCTTATAAGTACCTTAGAAGTTCAGACAGGACCTTGGGACCAACTGACCTGTCGGTCAGTTGATCTACGCGGGGAAGATACCGCAAGGGCAGAAGACTCCTCTTAAGAGTATGTAGGAGTCCTTGTAGGATCCTACGAAGAGCACCCCCTTCAGGGGGGTGCTTCTAGTAAGAGGTTACAAGGAGGTAACAACCTCTTAGAAGCTACCTAGTAGGTCAGCCCCCTGAGGGGGGCTGTCTAGAAGGACTTCCCCAAGGTACTTCTAAGTACTTACTACTACTTATATAGAGACCCGTGCTGAGCGAGTTTGAGCTAGGTCGGACCAGTTTCATTGCCAAGACTTTACCAACTACTACTGTGTGTAGCTACATAGGGGTAGCTTGGTGTACGGAGAGCTACTTAGGTGGGCCTAAGTATGCTACATATGTAGTGGGTTACACACCCACCCACCCAGCGCCAGTTTAAAACCCCCGGGTCGGCATGTCCTGGTTCGTCCAGCATGTCCGATCGAGCCCTGCTGCCTGCTCTGTCCAGCTTCGCCCCGCGTTGTCCTGCTTCGTCCCGCCCAGATGAGCAGGCTCGCCCTCAGGTGAGCGTGTGTGTACACAGCCGCCTCGATGCGTATGGGTCAGCCTCGTGGTGCATCACTATGCATCCTGGTGCATGACCATGCAGATGCTAGGCCAGATGTCCAGATATCCTTGCAGATGCTAGGCAATGTGCACGATATGCCTGGATAATCGTCGACATCTGGCCAAAAGTCTGATGATTGAGGCGGAGGAC